CTATTTTATAATTAGATATGCAATGCACCCAATCACTGCTATCCACCCTGCTCCTCCAATAATTTTTTCCTTTGTAGTTGTTGGTCTTTTTGTCACTTTGATTTTCATATTTTTTCCTTTCTACTTTTTATATTCGTATTACTTTCTTCTGTTCAAATTTCATTTTTGGGATATACCTGCTCTGATTTCAACAAGTTTCATCAGTCGCAGGCATCCCTAGCGAAAAAGCTGCCTGACCGCTCTGGTTAATCTACTTTGATATAATAAATGCCACTAATCAACGTTCTCATACAAACAATTTTCTCTCTATATAATATAGCCAATCTTGTTCACGCCTATAATGCCTCGGCGAAGTACTGTTATATCAATCGTTTCATACTTTACTTTATTTATTTCAACTATGTCTATATTGGCTTTCGCAATTTCTGTAGTCTTAATTTTTGTTCGTGGAATTGTAATAGTATCTACACCTATCTCATGCAGTACCTACCTCATATGATGTAGGTAGCTACCAAAGCCTGATTAAAACTTTACTAGTATATTTATACTATGCACTTTTTTATATTTAAATTCAACAAATTTCTAAAATTACTATATGTTTAGATTTCTAGCTTCAAAAAATAATGATGATTAAAGATGCTTTACCAATCCTTGGGAAAGCAATAAAAAAAAAGACGCGGAGCCCGAAGGACATCCGCGTACGTTCCGAGTTAAACTATATATTGCCTTATTTGTTTTCTAGATTCATTAAAATTCAAATCATCAAAATAAACATTTATCATCTCGTCCTCAAATTCATCACACAACTCCTCAAGGACTGTGAATTCCGCGACCTCTCCGACAAGCCTATCATCAGAATTGTCCATTTCTGCAACAAACGCCATCATCCTGAAAGAAAGTGCGCTTCTTCTTTCTACTTCCCTCATAAGTCTAGGGTTAAATAGGGTACTAAAAACAGTGTGAACTCCTGAATTTGCATCTAGAAAATTCCCACTTAACAGTTTCTCATATTCTAAATTTAGTTCAGGAAATCTACTCAACATTTCTGAAACCAAATTATTATAATTCATTATCCTGAACCTCCTTTAATTTTTTTAACTCCAACATTAGAAATCTTTTGTCGCTATCGCTCAATTCGTGCGCTAATGATTTCTCCATTCCTTCCAAGATTTGCCTGCGATGTTTAATAACAATATTTTTTAAATTAAAAGACCAGAAGCCCTAAGTTTATCCTGGTACGTTCCGTGTTTAATACAATTGAAAATCGAGTTCTTGTACTATTTCATTAAGTGACCGATTGTCATAAAACGTATCACTCATTAAATCATCCGCATTTGAATATTCTTTCCACAACTCTCCAAACCAGGCTTGGTATTTTGGCTTAAAATCATCTACAGTTGCGGTGACTCCCGCGTTTTTATTGTGGTAAATAAATGTTACATCTGATAGACAACTCTCTATCTCCGTTTTCAGTTCTTCTTTTGTCATTTTCATAATATATCCTCATTAGCTAACAATAATATAAATATTTTAGAGATAAGCAGACGGCTCGGCCACTCCGACATCGCAACAACTTTAAATGTTTATAGCCACTTTTACCCAGCAGAGGAAAGCAAAGCGACATCAATTTTAGATAAAATTCGTGTATAATTCGTGTATATATAAAATGAACCGTTGAAATTTCAACGGTTCAGCTTGTTTTGGTGGAGATGGCGAGAGTAATTTGATATGTTTTTTAAGATTTACACATATATTCTTATGGCTATTTTTAGCCTTTTCAAGCTGTTCCTCTCTATCCACGAAACCATCAAAAAAAATATTTTTCGTATATAATTCGTATTTTTGATTTTGCTGCCTCTACTATATAGATTGTATTCGTAAAACTGATTCATGGCAATAAAAAAAGAGGGCAAACGCCCTCTTGATTTAACCACTATACAACAAGCTCACAAGCAAGCCCAACAGCATATGCTCTCTTCACCCCATGAGATGCGATATATGACTTTGCTTCAGCTGTATTATTTTCTCCTATAAGAAGAATAGGCATTTCACCTATGTTGCTTGAAACGATTGCGTCGGCCCATGAAGCAACTATAATAGTCTCTTCAGCTGATGGGAAAAAACGCTCTGCAATTTTTCTCGACGTTTCAAATCTATCTGCTCCCTTGACTCTTTCGACGCTACCAATCTCAGCAAGCTGCTTTTCTACAGTAGTATTAACAACACCTGTATCGCCCACAATTATAAAGTGTAAATCATTGTGTTTTTTTAGTTCTACAATTTGATTCGCTTTTACGAACTCGGAAACTATAAGTACTGGAACATTTGTTGTAAGTGTGGATACACCATCAGCCCAATCGCTGCCATTAGTAACAATGATTGATTTTGTTTTTGAAAAGCATTCTTTCAGAACTTCTAGATTTGTATCGTATCTAGTATCTCCCTTTATTACTTTTGCTCCACCCTTGTTTACTATATCGCCACCAACAATATATGTTTCGAACCCATAAGATAACTCTGGATGATCTAGCACTATGTTAGCCTTATTTGCTTTTGCGAGAAATGCTGCGCTTATTCCGTCAGGGAAGTTTTTGCCTGAAACAATCACCTTATTTGCTTTTGCAAACTCCTTGTCTATGATATCGGATGTTGCATATCTGTCATCTCCTGCGTATTTGACAACCTCTGCACCAATATCGACTTGCTTAGGTTTTGGTGTAATAACTTGCGTCACTTTTTCGCCCTGCTTCCTCGCATACGCATACCATGTATCTGCATCGCCATAAAAAACATCAAGATCAAGTCTTTTGTTGTATCCACTTAGATATCCATGCGATGTGTACTGATACATTGCAACAACGCTCCAATATGGCACATATGGTGCAGCCTTTTCGAGATATCCTGTTGCATTATTGTTATCATACTGGGCTACCCACAATCCATAGTCTGCGCTAGCTATAGCACTGCAATCGTGACTTTCTATGAAACTTAAATAGCTATAAAATAAAGGTTTTACGCCTATGAGTCTATAAACTGCATCGAGCCAAGCTTTTGCCCATTCTGCGCCTAAATATACATCCTGCTCGAAGTCTAACACGGGAATAACCGTGCCATCGAAGTATGCACCGCAGTTATCTACAAACCACTGTGCTTCTTCTTCAGGAGTTCCGCCAAAACCAACCTCACGAGCAAAGTGGTATACTCCGATTAGTTTCCCTGCAGCCTTTGCTTGCTGTACAAAGCCGTCACATTCTGCCGATACATATCCGGCACCGCCGGTTCCTTTGATTATTACAAAATCTGCGGGCACATTTGCTAGCTGTATTCCTTCCTGCCAGCCCGAGATGTCAATTCCGTGTAACATATTAGCCCTCCAAGTCCTTGAAGTCCTTGACTTCCTCGGTATTTTCTAATTTTAAAATCTGCTTAAATATCTGATGCAAGCCAGTGCTTGCAAGTCCACTGATCATGCCACTAGCAATTGCCACTAGAGTTATCGCCTGTGCGTTGATACAGCCTAGCACTGCTCCCAATATCGTGACTGTGAGCGGTATGTACTTGTTATCGGCTGGTAGGAACTTCTTCATCAAGTAGCCTACAACTAGGCAAACTGCAATAACTAGTGGAATGTAAAGATTTGTTAAAAATTCAAGATTCATGATTTACCTCCTTGAAATTAAAAAGGCAGCATATCGCTGCCGATTGACCAATTATTTAATATTACAATTATCCTTTAGTGGAAGTTGCTTGACCTCGTTAATCACCTTCTCGGCGGTGCCATTGCCACCTAGCCTTTTATAAGGAATGTATAAGTAGTCAACAAGGTTTTCATACTCGTCTCTTGTGATGCATCCACGCTTGATGTAATACTCTCCCAGATAGCATATGCGATCATGTCCTAGACCACGCATCATCATCGCGTAGTCACTTTTTCTTTCCATGTACCTCTGCACTAGCATACTGATAAAGCTCCATAGTCCCGTTGATGCAAATACTGCGATTATAATTGCTCTTTCCATACGCCCTCCTATTTCCACTTACCTATCGCGTAAATCTGTAAGTTTAAAATATCTGCAGATGCTGAGCTCTGACTCGCAGCTACCGTCAACATCGTTGTATTTTGCGTATTGATTGTTTGAGCAGCGAACGAATAACCGTTACCAATCTGTACTGACGCCATTACCGTTGGCTTTGCGATAAATCGACAAGACGATGGGAATGTAAACGTTTTTCTGTTAAAAATCATGTTATTCCAGGCTCCAGCAGTCCATCCCGATCTGGAGTCTGAATCAACTGTCTTAATAAGCTCTAATCTCCCCCTCTTCCATTTCACGAACTGCCATCCATCGACTTCGCCTTGCTCTATGACATAATCCTGAGCTCTTCCACCGCCGTTATAGAGCTCATTGATTGCATCTGCGAGATTTCTTGCGCTGGTTTTTAACATGTTGACATTTCCCATGTCGTCCCTAACTCTCTTTATCTGGTCTGCATACTTTTCATCTGTGACTTTAATTTCTTGCTTGAGATCCTGGGCAAGTGTGCCAGACAGTGCTGAGTTCACGGTTCCGAAGCTATCACGCAGCTGTAGCCACAGGTTGTCAAACAACCCGCGATACTCAACAGCCGGAACGACCCACCCACAGAGGGCTGGATCCATCCTTGTGTCAGATATGTTGACAGCTTCGATTGAGGTTGCACGAGCTTGGATGTAGACATCAGCTATTGCGAGTTCGTAGTAGTTCGATTCTCTGATTAAATCCTGGGCAACAGGATTTGTTGCTGCAACGCCCTCTTTTAAATAGATGTCTATATCTCGTCTATCCTCTGCAGTGTCAAATCTTAAAACGATACGATCTATACGAGGCAGGCTCGATGCTTGAGACAATGTAATCTGTCTGTTGCTACTCTCCTTAAAGACTGCACCCTCAATGATTGCGCCACCGGGCTTTACATTAACGGTCATGCCTCCGTGAGCTGTGACCATCAGCCCATCAATTGGGTTAATAAATACGCCGTTGCCCCAACACAGCTTATTAAAATCTCTCTCGTCCTGAGCTGTGATTGCTCTGTCCCACTCATTACCAATTATCCTTTTTGATTCAAATGGAAAACTCTTTGCCATACTATACATCCACCTTTCTATATGTTTGCCTGTTTGGAGTTCCGAAAACAAGCTCTATATCCACTTTATTTTTTGCATGCACCTCTCGAACTTCGACTAGCCTAGAAGTAAATTCTTTTTGTATTGAGTCAATATTGATTGTACAAATATCGCCGAGGTCGTAGTCTTTGAGGTAGTAAAAACGATGTTGCAATACATCAACTGAAATAGTTTCTTGCTTGTAGTTATTTAACATCTCTAGTTTTGCTGCATCTCTCATTTTTGACCTTATAAGCGCCTCGTTTTCACTCTTGATCTCGACTCCGCTTATGCTTGCATTAAACACTTTGAGCGGAATACAATGCCCGAGATTACTAGGCACGTTGTTATCAAACTGTACGTATTCGTGTATTGCCCTGACCTTTTTGCCATCCTTCCAAAAGCCATGTACCTCGTTTGATGTCTTAAAGTCATCAGGAATTTCTTGACTCGCTAAAAAGCCACTATATATCCCGCTTTCATCACATGCATATTCGCATTTTGAGATATTGCCCCAAGCCTCTCCGAAAAAAACATCATCTCGCAAATCGCGTCCCTTTTGAATGTGCAACTCGATGCCTAAAAGCGGCTTGCCTGGTTCTTCTTTTGATGAGAAAATTGGTCTGCAAATAAGTGTATATCCTGCAGACTTTAAAGCCTTTCTCATCGCAGAGCCTGTACTTTCACCAAGTTCTGCACTTATAGACAGCGCGCTTGGTACGTCACTATCTGTGCTTAGCTTTGCACCGTTTACCGTTCCCCCTCCAGGCTGAGCGTACTTGTCACTCACAGTTTCAAGTAACCATTGTTTTAATTGCGTTTCAACTTCTGCCTTACTCTTAAATGTCATTGTCGAAATCGGTATCGTATAAGCGCTCCAATCAAGTACTTTGTCGATAAAAAAGCCTGACAAAGTGACAAATTCACCGTTATTTTTCTCCTCGTAAACGACCTTTTGGACCATCGCAGTTTCAGGGCGTCCTATACATTGGATGTACTTGACATCTGAGTCATAGTCCTTAGCTGCCATGTATAGCACAAATGACCCGCACTCAAAATATTTCCTACTCCATTGCAATTCGACGAAATCAATCATCTTGACCTCTTCGCCGAATTTATTTAGACACTTGATCATTTACACACCTCCATACCGTCCCACGAAGCTTACTTCGGCTGTAAATGCCGTATTGCCATCTTTTGATATTTTTATTTGATTGTCACCATAGCCAAGTACCATCTGCATGAGGTCTCTAGCGTCAAAATCGCTGTATGGCACGTCTTTACCATTCTTTTTGACCGTTCGCTTGTCGCAGTCAATAACGAGGACGTCAGACGCATTTAGCACGGTTTTAACACTTGTCTTAATGTCGCCCATCTCGATATCGATACCAGGAACATAACCGGTTGATTTTATTGTAATTACGATTGGAGCCGGCTCACTACCGAGATAATTAACGACCTTCGTATCAGTCTTTGTTATCTCACCAAAAGCAAGCTTGCCACCTCCTGGAGCATAATATCTTGTCCAGTGCCACATAGGGGTCACGGAGCTAAAGCTTGTCGTTTCTTTGTTATCTGCGAATAGATCGGGATAAGGCGACATAAGACTAATTGACAAGTCAGGACTATCATATATATTTGCGCTTGGATAATTGGCCGCTACTAGTTCGCATTCTTTTGCTAAGAGCGTATTGCCTAGATATGTAACCTCAAGTTGATATGTGTAATTCGAATTGTAAAATCCGAGTACATTTCTGCGTTCCGATTCATATTTATCATCACTAGCTCTGAAAGATGCTGTGAATGTAATTAGTCTTGATTTCTTGCGTTTGCCCGTTACAATATCACCGTTTCCATAGCCTCGAGGTTCACTAAAAATCTCAATCTCAGGAAAGTCGACACCTGTCAATGATTCTACTCCCCAATCTTCTTTTCCTAACGTATGCCTTAGCCCATCTGACCGTATTACATTTAGTTCAAATAGCTCAAATTTCTTGCTCACTAATGCCCTCCTAAACCTAAAATAACAGCCTCTTTACGTATAGCTCTCGCTATGTCCGCTGGAGACTGTATTTTATCTTCGAATATTATTGTTTGCTCAATCTTTGTTGCACCTGGCATTTGCATACCTCCGACATTGGAACTTCCATAGATAGCCTTTGGAACGATGCTCTTCTGATTACTTATAGCAGTATTGATTTTTGCAAAGTTGACATCTACATCAATGCCACCTATCGCATTATCTATTCCAGTACTTACTTTGCTTCCAGCTCTAAGTGCATGCTCTATGCTCTCCTCGATGGCCCTATCAAGGAGATATGCGTTCCTACTTACTCCGACCGCCATACCTTCAGGAAACGACTTACCGAGTCCATCTCTAAATAGCTTTGATGGAGAATTCATTCTAGCCTTTTTGCGTCCGGCTTTATCTGATTGCTCTACTACGTTTGCAACTGCATTTTTGACGGCTTGTGCTCCAGCATTTATGCCAGCAATTATGCCATCACAAAAGCTTTGACCCAAGCCACTCCAGTCGCATGAATTTCTTGCATTAACTGCAGCATTAAACGCAGTCATAACAGCATCGCCCGAGGCCTTCGCAACCTTATCTCCACCACTCTTAGTCTCGCTTTCCATGCTTTTATACTTATCTCGAGCGAGCTGAAGTTCCTGCTCGGATGCATCTATTGCGTCCTGAACTTCTTGCGTATTAAAGTCCTTTTGTAATTCTTTGAGGTAAGCCAGACTATCTTCTTTGTCTTTGATAGTGGTTTTAAGGTCTTCCTTTTTCATGCCCTCAATTTCGGACATTTTTTTAGCGTGGTCCTCTGCAACCATAGTTATTGCAGAATAATTCCCCGCTTCAAAATCAGCATACATTTTTTCATATGCTTTTCGCGTTTCAAGAGAATCTCTTAATGAGTTTTCAGTCTTTGAAATTTCCTTACGTTTATTTTTTTCAAGTTCTTTGTACTGACTTACCGCCCCTTTTGCTTCTTCTAATTCACGTCCTGTCAAGCCTTTGGTTTGCTTTTCAGCCTCTTTACGCTTCTGTACAATCTCATCGAGCTCTCTCTTCTGCTGAACATACATATCTACTTCTTTTTGCTGTAGCTCTAGTGCTTTTTTATAACCTTCTTCATTCGACTTAAGTATGATTTCAGCTTTCTTTTTCTCTATATAGCTATCAATTTGCCCTTTGATTTCGTCATACTTCTGTATCTCTCCATCTACCATCTGGATTTCAAGCCCAGTTGCTTCCTTTAACTGACCAACAATAAAGTTTGCACGGTCCTGATAGCCATCTTTTACTCTACCGTTAGCGTCAACTATTGTTCCGAGTTCTTGAGCAAGTTTTTTCGTGTTATTGATTTGGATTAAGTCTTTTTCGAGTTGCTCCTCAGCTGTCTTAATTGATTCCTTATATGCGTCTCGAAGCTCATAGATTTTCTTCTTCTTTTCCTCTATGGCTTTTCTTGACTTTTCTGCTTCGCTCTCTTCTTTTTTTGATAACAGTAAAAATGCACCAGCTAACGCTCCGACCGCAGTTATTATGAGCCCCATTGGTCCGCCCAAAAATGACATCGCTGCGCTAAGTCCCTTTGTAGCAACTGCAGCAATACCTGCTGCAACTCCCTGAGCCTGTACAGCCATAGTATTTGCTATTGTTGCTGTAGTTCCGCCTGCGGTGGCTAATGCATTTCGTGTTTCTGCAGCTGCTAGCGCTTTTGCCTTAGCTGCAGCAAATGTTGTAACAGCGTTGTTTACAATTCGTGCTGCAGTAGCTCCTTTTTCGCTGACCATCGATACTGCCATAGCCGTACCTAGTGCCTTTTGTGCAACGACAAACTCTTTATATAGTCGTATGATTGGTGTGAGCTTTGAGTGTATTTTGAACGCCCCGATTAATCCAGCTAGTATTGGAGCTAGGCTAGATCCAGCGGATGCAACTCTAAGTAACCCATCAGCCATCTTTAGTAGAGGCTTAGCAATAGAAATAGTCACCTCTGTGAGGTTTTTAATTGTGTTTCCTAGACCTTTAGGGAGCATATCGGCGATACCACTAGCAAGCGCCATTGCCATATCACCTGCAGCAGAAACAATTTCGTCTCGGTGAGCATATAATCCATCTACAAAAGCTTTAACAGTTTTAGCCCCGGCAGAAATTAGTTCTGGAGCGTGTTTTGCTGCAGCAGTTGCCGCATCAGCTAATACATCTCCTATTGCCTTTGCAAGCCCTTGAATACCGTCCTGCTCAAATGCTTTAGACAATCCGTTTGCTGCGTCTGTTGCAGAAGTTACAATATCGCCCAAAGGGGTATCTACTGACTTGTAGAGTGATATACCTATGTCTGTTATGGTGTTTTTGAATATTCCTAGCCTTGATTCAAGCGTCTTATATCGCTCTTCTGCTTCGTGTGTGAGCGCGGTATTTTCGCTCCAGGCTTTTGTGCCTATCGACAGCGCTTTACTAAATACATCGCTTGCACCTGATGCTCTTAATAGTGCATCTCGCATACGTATATCAGATAGCCCTATCTCATCAAGCGTTTTAATCGCAGACCCACCATTTTTGTTTATATTGTCGAGCCCTTTAATAAAGCTTATGATTGCACTCGCTGCATCCTCTTCAAATGCCTTTTTAAATTCGTCAGCACTCATGCCCGCAACAGAAGCAAATTGTTCTAACTGTTCGCCACCCTTTTGTGTTGCTAGGTTCATCTTCGAAATCAAGTTGGAAAAGGCTGTTCCACCCGCTTCAGCTTCAATTCCGACAGATGATAATGCTCCGGAGAATGCCATGATTTGAGCTTCAGTAAGCCCTACTTGGTGACCCGCACCTGCGATTCTCATCGCCATGTCCACAATTTCTGACTCGGTTGTAGCAAGATTATTTCCAAGCGCTACGATGGTAGATCCAAGCTTATCAAAATTATCTTGACTCATGCCAGTTATGTTGGCAAATCTAGCAAGAGCAGTAGCTGCCTCGTCAGACGTCATGTTTGTCGCATCTCCAAGCATTACCATTGTTTTCGTAAATTGCAATAAGTTCTCATTTTTGATGCCCAGCTGACCTGCTGCCTCTGCGACTGACGCAATAGCAGCCGCTGACTGCGGCATAGATTTTGCCATATCTCGTATGCCTTGCTCAAATTCAGCAAGCTCTTTGTCCGTTGCATCCACAGTCTTTTTAACACCAGCAAACGCACTTTCAAAAGCAATGCCCTGTTTAATAGCAAGTAGCCCTAATCCTCCCAAAGCAGTTGCGGTACTTGCAACGGCTTCAGTGACAACTTTAAGCCCTTTTTTTGTCGTGCCGGATAGCTCTCTTACAGCTTTATTAAATTCTCTGGAATCCAATATGGTTTCTATAGTAACCTTACCATCTGCCATATAATCACCTGCCTTATATCATCAAGACAGGTTGACTCAGCTACTTATCTGTGCTCTCTCTGCTCTTTATCTTGCTTTCAATCAATGTTATTCTTTTACAGCGTGGGCATTTTATTTCGACTTCGCCGTCCATTAAATTAGCCCTACACAGTGTCTGCCCACATCCACTGCATTTGACCTTAATCATATTTTTTTGACAGGATTGCATCAATATCACCGCCATTTTCAAGTGCCTCTGCAAGTTCATTGCTAAGCGCTTCATCGATTTCAGACTCATGTGTAGGTAGTTTATATAGCGATTTCATCTCGCGATAAAACTTCTTTTCCTCGTCACTAAGCCTTGAAATGTCCATTGTCCTATAACCAATAATCTTTCCGAACTGTGTGTTCTCGCTAAGCCCATTAAATAGAGCCTTGAAGTTCCACCAATGCATTTCAACGACAGACAAATCAATCTTGTACTGTTCCCAAAAGGCTGCGTAAACATACTCGGCATCATAAGTAAATGAGTACGATTGCTTTTTCGATGATTTATTCTTACTATTTACAGGTGATAAACTGTGTGAATAAAACTCAATCATCTTTTCGATAGCTTCTTCAAGTTCTCCTTCTGCAAAGCTATGTGTATCAGCCCATGCACCATAGTAAAGACGCACACCCTTTTTGATTAACTCAATTTTTGACAAATCGCGGTCTGCCAGTAACTCAGTAAACTTAATAGAGGTGCGAAAGTCCCAGTTTATGGGAACCTCAACACCTCTTATAGTTACTGATTTGCTCGGTTTATTGGTTAATATGCTACCTATCATTTCGCTAGCTCAAGCTGCATAGCTTTGCTTGTTGCAACGAGATCTTCGTTAACAGCCTCATTAAGCTCACGCAGCTTATTCATAACTTCAAACATCATCATGACATTGCGCTTTCCACCAAAGACTCTATCTCCTTCGCCTGTCCCCCAAATACTATCAATACAACGTTTGAGTGCGTCCAGCTGATTGCTGAGGACAATGTCGTCATCCTGTGAAAGGTCAATTCCGTTGATTTCCTCAACAAAAGTTGCCATGTTGGGCTTATATGATGTGCGAAAATCTAGATCATAAAAATCTGCTACGAGCTCCTGCCCATTTGCGAATGTTATTTTTGTATTAACCATTGTGTTGCTCCTTTATTAACCAGCTATCACTGTCTCAGTGAACTTTTTGTTTGAGGTGTCGAATGTTCCCACAACAACATCACTAACGCCCAAGAAGTTTCCTTCGCAAGTCATCTCGCCATCCTCGTTACCAAATTTCGAAACTTCTATAGCTACCTTTATTTTTCTAGCACTGAAAGTGGTTGCTCCGCCTCCTGCTTTCTGATCAAGGTCAACTATGATGTAGTCTCTTTCAACATCTGCTCCAGTCCTCTGTCTTTCGCCAATTTCACAGATGAACGCAATAGCTTTTTCACTGCGAATCTGATCAGCAGAAAACGGAGACTGCCACTCGTAACCCGAAATGCCCTTTGATGTGGATTTCTGGTTAATATATCGCTTGCTTCTCACCTGTGCACTTGGCTCTTCGTTGAGTTCCCTGAACCCTGTGCCAAGTAGCTCCATAGCTGCTGTTTCACCAGTCTTTGCACAGTCTAGATAACTTGCCTGTGCAACTCTTTTTCTAACTTCTGTTAATGCCATATCTATTCTCCTTCCTGTAGGTATACAAGCCTACAATCGATTTGATACTTTGCCCTTGATTCGTCTACATCAAAGACGTAACCTGTTGTTAGGGCTTCAATTTTCACTGGGCATCTATTTGAGCCCAAGTCTATAAAGTTCTTATTTTTGCTTATCGACGCAAGCCAGCTAGCAAAAAGCTGAAAGAACCCAATGTTTTCAATGTTTTGTCTTACATCAGCCCCGTACGCCTCTCTACTCGAAAAAACGAAGACCTGTTGACGTTCGCTATCTCCATTGATATATCTCTTTAAAATAAGGTCTGCGGGCGATGACTCAACTGCATAGCAAGTAGGGTCTTCTGCAAGATAATCTATTCCTACCCCCTCAGCAAACTTATCGATATGCGGGCAAGTCTTTATAAG